TTATTTCTTCACCAAGTAAATATGCTGAACCTTTAGCGTTGTCAAGGTCGTAACCAAAAGTTACAGCACCTGTTCCAACGTCATAAAATGCTCTGGTCATAGATTGTTTACCTGCACCTGTTAAACCATTAACAAGTTGTTCAATAACAGGAATAATGTCATCTGTTATAAACTTGGCTAGTTTTTCTAAAATAGGTAGTAAAGCAAAACCGATTTGTTCTTTAGATTCATCAAGGGCTATGTTTACTCTTGCCATGCGTCCAGCAAAAGAATTAGCGGCTATGTCTGCTTGCCCTGCAAAAGTTTCTGATAATACTTTAACAGCTGCATCAAAATCTTTAGATTTAATAATTGAGTCATCAAGTGATACACCAAGTCGTTTAAGTGCACCAAGATTGCCGTCATATGCTTTGCCTAAGCCTTCTGTGATTGTGGCTAGGTCTTTGCCTGTGCCTGCAGCAATATCAAGGGCTAGTTGTTGAAGTTTTTGTGCTTTGGTTACATCATTTGTTGATCTAACAAGTCTGTCTAGGCTTGGACGTAATTGGTCGTCTGTTACACCTGTGGCACGTGCTGTTTTGTCAATGTAATCTTCAACGGCTGCAACTTGTTGATCTGTTGCTTTAGTTGTGTTACGTAAAGTCTGGGCAAGGCTTAATTGGGCTTTTTGGTCTTCAATAGCGGCTTTAACAGCATCTGTGCCTATTTTGATTGCCATAGCGCCAGCAGCTGCACCAACGGCTAAAAATGCTGCAGCACCAACTTTTAATGCGTCATCAAGTTTGTTAGTAAATGAACGTGTTTCTTTATCGGCTTTATCAAGTCCGTCAATAAAGTTTTTGGTGTCAGCAAGTAACGCTAATTTAAGTGTCCTAATATCAGCCATTAAACTCTACCTGTCCAAGCGTCTCTGACTTTTTCAAAGCCTGCTAACCATTCCCTTGCAATAGTTGGTTGGAATCTAGACATAGCAGGATACAACCACCAACCACGATTACCTCTACCTTGAGAAGGTGAACGTCTAGGGAACTGCTTGTACTGTTTAGATCCAAACTCTGAACCCATTATTACATAACCAGCACTAAAAGCACTAGCACCAACTTTTTGACGACCACCAATACTAAACGAAGGTGCTTTATCTGATTTAGAAACTTTAATAGATTCTGCAACTGCAACAGCTTGTTTAGGGTTATATGGTGCACGAGCTGCTGAACCTTGAGCATATGCTGCGCCACGTTCTGCTAAATCTTTAGCAATTTGTTTCATATCATTCTTTGCAATATCGTCCATTTTGCCAAACGTACGCAACAAAGATTTGTAATCTCTATCAACAGGAACAAGACTTATAGCTCTAGCCATTATTGCGCTCGTTCAATACTTCTATAGCTGTTGCCCATAAATCTGGTTCTGCATTCAGCCAATAATCGGGTGGTATCCCAGTCGCTATTGCTAACTCGACTGCTATGCGCCCGATACTTCGGGCTTCGTAAAATTTGCTGTCTCAAAATCAACAGCTGCAATATCGGTAACTTTTGACTTCCAAGTCTCAAAGTTTTCCATTTTTTTTGTGACACGCTGTTGGATCTTATGACCCAAAAACAAAAGAAGCTGATTACTTGGACTGCTTTCTTCGGTAAGAATTTTAATAATTGAACGATTGTTGTAAAGTTCTTTTTCTGCTTGGGCAAGTTCATTAGGTCTAGTCCACTCTTCATAAACTTCACCTGTTTCTAATTCCCAACGTATTTTTAATTTAAGCATTTGTGTGCCCCTGTTCTTTGGTTGTTGTTACGCTGTTAGGTCTTCGGTTGGAATTCCTACAACTTGTAGAGATACTGTTACCTGTTGTGCGTCTGCACCTGATGCTGATACACCTGGGTAATTTGGTAATACTGTTCCAGTTAATGTAACACCTGTTCTTAAAGTCAAAACAAAAGCAAGTGTTGTATCTGGTGCTGTTTCAGTAGCAGTCCACAAATCGCCGTATAGGCTGTTTGGTGTTGCTCCTGCGTCATTTAAGAAAGTTAAATCTAAAGTGACGTTTGAGTCAATGTACTTGTAGGCTTTGCCTGCAAGGGTGTCAAAAGTTAAACGCTCGGTATCAAAGTTGATAGCAGAATCTAAAATTTGTTCTGAGTAAGTTTTGCCGCCAACGCTGAGTGATAATTGACGACCACTTAAAACTGTTGTTGCCATTTGTTGCCTTCCTTAGCCTGTGTAGGCTGTTTGTAGTTGTATTTCAGCAGTAAGCATGTCTGTGCTGTTTGTCTGCCTAATTCTCGGACTTGATACTGACAGTATAATCCAATTTGTCGGTATTAGTGCCAAGATTGTTTCTATATCATCTTCCAAGTTTGTTAATGCGCTTGGGTTTGAATACGTAGTGCTGACTACTTCTAAAGTAAGTCTTACGTACCAATTCTTGTTGTTACCTATAACTATTGGTTCTAGGTATGGGTCTCCAGCCAAAATAAGGGCTGCTGGTGGGATAATAATTTCTGGCACATGATCATAAGCAGTAAACTTTGTGTTGTCTGTTATTGCTGTTTTAAGCCCTGCACGTAGCGTACTAAGAGCCATAATTAACCTACTTGACTATTGGAGTCAATGTATTTGCTTATTAAACCTGTTACTTTGTACAAAAGTGTGCGACCCATGCGATATGGGGCTGGTGTGTAATCAAGGGCTTGTTGTGTGCCACCTGCAGCTAGTCTTGATTGGAATACGTCTATAGCAATTTGTAGTACGGCTTCTTCTACAGCGTCTACGCCGTTGTATTGTGATAAATCGTTTTCTGCAGCAATTCCGTTAGGTATTGTGTTATACCAATCTGTGTGAACTGGTGCACCTGTTGTTGTAATTCTAAAAATGTATGGATCTACTATTTCTGAAATTGTTTTGTTGCCGTTTACGTGTGCTTCTACGCCAGATATGGCAACTGTTGCACCTTCGTGAAATTTGTGTGGTCTTGTTGTGTGAATAGTTGTTTCTGTTGTTGTTGCTGAATAATGTTTGTCAATTCCAACTTTCCATTGAATAAGAAAGTCACCAATTGCGTCTTCTGAAGTTTCAATTATTGAATCAAGTTGTGCATCTGAGTAAAGGGCAACAGGAACACCAAGTACAGCTCTTAACTCACTAGCTGTTACTAATACTGGCATTTTGTTTCCTTTCTAGGGGTGTGGGTGGCACAGGGGCGAACCACCCACACGTTTAGAGACTAGTTCTTGTTGAAGTGGCAAGAACCGTTTGCGACCTTGACAGCTAATGCGCCGTAACCGTAGTAGGCAACATCAACTTGTCCTGTGCTAATTACGTTTGTACGTAGTTGTGCACGTGGGCTTTCGTACCATGTGTATGACTCTGGGTTGATTACGAACATAGAACCGTCACCTGTGGTGTAGGTCAATGCTGATAATGAACGAGATACATATAGGTCTAATCCTGCTACGTTTCCACGTAGAGAAGTAGGTGTTACTGATCCACCTGCGTTGCTTGGTTGTGAAGCATTGTAGATAGGACGTCCACCGTCGTTGTAACCCATGATGTTACCCCATTGTTCTGGAGAAACAACTAAGTTACGTGCAAAGCCAAGTGAATCTGCGTAAACTTCGCTTGCTGCTTGTGCAACATAGCCAAGTAATCCTGCAGCTGTGTTGTCTTGTGCAGTTGGTGCAATTTGACCACTTGAGATGATCAAGTTTGCTACGTATTTGTCAGTTTCTTTTGCGTATGCAAATTCCATTTGGCGAACAAGTTCGTCAAAGAATAGTGGTGAAGAACGATCTAGTAATTCTACTGAGAAAGTTTGTTGTCCTGCAAATTTCTTTACTGATACTGACAAGAATGAGTTTGTCATATCGGTTTCTGAAATTGCTGCACCTTCTGATGCTTCTGCAACTGTTGGAACTGCTGTAATTTTTGGAATTTCAAAAGTCATACCTGCGTTTGGCAAAGTACCTCTTGAGATTGCGTCAATTGCGCCACGTTCTGCGTTGCTTAATGGGTTGATAACTTCAGCTAGTTGTGGTGTTGGAATTAAACCAGCGTTGTTTGAAGTTGTGTCAGCTGCCATAACATATTGGCGGCTGTCTTCGTTACCTAGTGCAGCTCTGATTGAGTGTTCTAAGTATGAAGCCTTTGAAACGATTGGGCTTCTTGGTGCTGTGAAAATTGCTGGCATAACTTTGCGTTCTGCAGCAGCTTCTACAGCAGGAGCAGCTACTTCTTTAGCTACTTCTTCTACTACTTCTGGAGTTACTTCGTTTGACACGATAGTTTGCTCGCTTTCTTGTGGTTGTTCTGATTCGCTTGCTGCGACATCAGTTATTTGTGCATATTCGCCAAATGCTGGGAATGTAACGTGTGAAACTTCTTTCAAAGTTGCTTCATTAACGATTACTTGTTCACCTTTGGTGATGTAGTCGTCAATCATTGCGCCTACGCTAAATCCAGTTCTTAAACCTTCTTGTGCTTCGGCTAATGCGTCGTCTCCTGCGTTTGTTCTTGCGATTTTGAATGTTCCGACAATTCCTTTGTCGTCTTCTTCATATCTTGATAATTTACCTATTGGTCTGGTCATATCATGTTCAGTAAAAAGTTTGATACCTTCACCGATTTTTAATGAGCCAGCGCTAAAAACAACGTCGCCCATATTTGTATGTCCTACTTGACCAAAAGGAACAATAACGCCTGTCAATTCACGTTTTGATGAATTAGCTGCGATAATGTCGGTTGAGAATTTAATAAAGTTATCCATTTATCAAATCTTCCCTTTCTCTTGCTTCCTCTACTGTCATTACACCTAAAGGAATAAGTTTGCTGTAAATGTCTGCGCGTTCTTGTGCGCTTGGTGAATAAAATTCTTCTAAATCGTATTTAACAATAGATCCACGTGGTGTTATGTCAATGTCTGACAATCTTTGTGTAATTGCTGTCATCAAAGGACGTAATGATAAATCTATTAGGCTTCTGCGTTCTGCTGTGACGTTACTGTAAGTCATTGAGCCTGCTGCGTTGCCACCGACGTAATATTCTGGGATATTACAAGCCCTTGCTATTTCGGAAGCCATGTATTGACGTGCTGCGTTTAGCGTTAATTGTTCTGGGCTAAAACCTATGCTTTGAAAGTCGATTGTGTCGTTTACAAAAGCTGTGCCACGTGTGTTGCGTGCTTCTTTCCAAGAATTTAGAAGGGCTGTAACTCTTTCTGCTGGCATTGGCAAATTTGATTTAAGAACAACGTTAGGTGTTGGTTCATCTGCAAATCTTTTAACGGCTTTTTCTAAAGCAAATGCTGTTTGTATAGTTGTGCCTGCTCTTACAAGTAAACCTTCGTCATAACCTGTAAAAGGTATTAAAGAACCTAGTCCGTAATTAGGAACACGTACGCCGTCTACTGAATAACCTGTAACGTTGTAACCTTGATTGCTATTTAAGCCAGTAAAATCTAATTCTCTTGTAACTCTTGATACTGAAATCCATTCAGCGCTTAAGGGTCTGTTGTCTGCGCCAAGTTCCATAATTCTTAAATAACCTTGACCTGTAAATAACAAATCTTCTGCTAAAAATGTATATACAGCTTGTGCTGTCATGCGTGGATCAGGTTGTCTGATAAATGGTGGGGTTGGAACGCGTGAATTGTTTGATTCGCGTCTTACTTCTAGTGGTAATGATCCGATTGTTGCGCACATAATGTTTCTAGCTCTTGCAACTGCTGGTACTTGCATAGCTTGTGCTCTGGTTACTGATGATAAACCAAAATAGTCAAATGGTTGGGCGTATTGTTGATAATTGTAAGGCGCTACTGCTGCATCTACTTTGTTTACGTCCTCATTTGGTGTTACACCAAGAAGATTTTGAAAGAAGCCCATAACTTCTAATTCTTTACCAAATCGTTATAATAGTCAAGCACCTAAGCAACTACAATGTCTTGGTTTTGTGACCTGCCACCATATTCGGTTGCTTTATGAACGGCCAAAATCATACTTATTGCAGCTGTGGATACTTTACGTCTCATCACATACCAAGCACCTGTATCATTTGTTTTCTTTATACAAGAATTTATGCTTGAAGTTAAATCTG